GAGCTTTACGCGGCGACCCTCGCGTGGCACAACGCCACACAAAAAAAACCCGAACCCGTTACGAGGAGTTTCGTCCTATGAGAATTGCACTCACCCTCCAAGCCGCAGGGAGTACGCTTTTAAGCGTGGCTCTAGGAATCGTCTACCTCCCCGCCGGCGTCGCCGCGGCTGGCGGTTTCCTTGTCGCGTTCGGCATCGCACTCGAAAAGGCGTCTAATGCTTCATAAGTTGCTCACCCGGCAACGCACCACTTTTCCGAACGGTAACTCGGTCGACGGCTACGGTCGCATTTCCCGCAACTACGTCGACACATGGGCCGGAACATACGTCGACCGATGGTCGGCGCTGTCGGTCCCCGGAGTGTGGCGCGGCGTGAACCTCATCGCCTCCGCGATCGCCGGCCTACCTATCGACGCCGTCCGCAATAACCAAGTCATTCCGACACCGCCTATCCTTTCGCGGCCGAACCCGCCCGAGACACGCTTCACGACGATCCAAGCGGCGGTCGCCGCGGCGATCATCGACGGCAACTTCTACGCCGTTCTCGGGCCGCTCGGCCCTAACGGATACCCCGACACGATCTATCCGGTCGACTCGACTCGTGTCCGCTGCAAATACGAAGACGGACGCCGCATCTACGAGATAGACCACGTTCGTTTCGATCAGTCCGAGATTATGCACGTTCCCGGGTTCACAATGCCCGGGGAACATTTGGGCGTCGGTCTATTGACCGCGCAGCGGCAAGGGTTGGGGATGTCGATCGCCGTTAATGAGTACGCGGCCCGCTACTTCAATGGCGGCACTACGCCGAGCGTCGTTCTTCACACCGAGAACCCGGACCTATCGCAAGAAGACGCCGACCTAATTAAACAGAAATGGCTCATGCATTACGGCGGCCGAAGCCGCGAGCCTGCCGTACTTGGCGGCATTAAAGTCGAACCGCTCACCGACAACGCCGGCGATAGCCAGTTGGTCGAGTCACGCCAATTCGATCTAACCGAGATCGCGAATATGCTCGGAATCCCGCCGTACTATTTGGGCGCACCGAACTCGTCGCGCACATACTCGAACGTGCAGGAGGAGCAGATGCAGTTGCTCCGGTTCGCGCTCATGCCGTGGATCGTCCGTTTCGAGCAGGCTCTAAGTGACCTTCTGCCACGCGGACAGGTCGCCCGCTTTAACGTCGACGCTTTCCTTCGCCCGGCGACGCTCGACCGCTACCAAGCGCACAAGATCGGCATTGACGCCGGTTTTCTCACCGTCGACGATGTTCGTCGTCTCGAAGACTTGGAACCCCTCGAAGGCGAAGAACTCGACGAAGGCCCGCTCGAAATCGACGACGACGAAGGCGTCGAAGACATGGAAGAAACCGAAGAGGAGTACCTCTAAATGGAAAATCGAACCTACGAAGCCGACTTGGAAATCCGCGCCGGCAGCGACGGCCGCACCATTCACGGGATCGTCGTCCCCTACAACGTCGAGCAGCGAATCAACCGCTCGCTCGTCGAAGTGTTCCGACCCGGCGTTTTCTCGGCCGTGACACGCGCCGCGCACCGCGTAAAACTTCTCGTCGGCCATGACGCGAACCAACTCCCACAAGGCCGCGCAACACTTCTCCGCGAAGACGCCGCCGGTCTCTACGGCGAGTTTCGGGTCTCGAAAACGCAGCGCGGGGACGAACTCCTCGAACTCGTCGCCGACGGCGCTGTCGACCAATTCTCCGTCGGTTTCCAACCCCTTACCGACAAGAAGCGAGCCGACGGCGTCGTCGAGCGAGTCCGGGCGCACCTCGCCGAAGTAAGCCTCGTCACTTTCGGCGCCTACGGGATGGCGGCCTCGGTCGCCGGGATCCGTGAAGAATCCAAAACCCCGAATCTAGACGCGGCCCGCGAACTCCTCGAAGGATTCGGCCGATGATCGGACAGCAGCACACGGTCACAACGTCGCCGACGCTCGTCGTCGACTCCGACTCAACTAACCGGACCGTCGTTCTCCACGCGATCGGCAACGGCACGATCTACCTCGGCGGCTCTAACGTCACCTCTTCGACCGGGTTCTACCTCGACAAGGCCGCCGGCCCGGTCGTTATGCAACTCCCACCCGGCGAAAAACTCTATGGGGTCGTCACCAGCGGCACGGACGTTCTCTCAACGCTTCTCCCGGACGCCTGATGCCGTGGCACATTGAGGCCGACAACGCGGCCTGCGACGGCTACGCGGTCGTAAAAGACGACGACGGCGAGGTAGAAGGCTGCCACCGCACCCGCGGCCAAGCCGAACGCCAAATGGCGGCCCTCTACGCCTCGGAGCCGGAAGCCCGCGCCCCCGGCGACCCCGGCAAGGCATGGGTTGAGGACCAGATCCGCGACATGGAAGACCGCGGCGAAGACGTAACACCGATCGACGACGACGAACCCGCTCCGCGTACCCGCCGGCAAGAAGTCGAAGAAATACTCGCGGAACTCCGCGCCGCACGTTATTCTTCCAAGTAACGACACCTCGACGACCGGAAGAAGACACCCCGCTAAGCGGCACCTCTCACCGGGACGGACGACACCTCGGCATCCCAAAACCGAAACGTCCCCACAAGGAGAAAACCGTGGCTAACGCCTTCCTTCACCAGTTGACCGAGAAGCGGTCGGCTAAGACATCCCTCATCGACGCAACCCTCGCCCGCGCAGCGGAAGAGGATCGCGACATCACCGAAATCGAACTCGCGAACATTCAGGCTCTGAAGTTGGAAGTCGAAAAACTCGACGAGCGCATCGCGCAGATCGCCGACATCGAAACCCGCAACGCGGCGCACGCCGAAATCGTCGCGAAGGTCGACGGCGACAAGCCGGCCGAAACCCGCGGCGGCTACCGCGTTACCGCCGAGGAAGCCACCTACCACGCTCGCAGCGCGAACGATTTCCTCGCCGACGCTATGGCCGCCGAGTTCGGTGGATCGTACGAGGCCCGCGAGCGGATCGCCCGTTATCAGAACGAGGTCCGCTTGGAGAAGCGCGACTCGGGTTCGAGCAACTTCGCAGGCTTGGTGATCCCTCAGTACCTCGTCGACCAGTTTGCGCCGCTCCGCCGCGCAGGACGCCCGACGCTCGACATTTCGACGAACGCGGCACTCCCGGCGCAGGGTATGACGGTCAACATCGGCCGCCTCACGACGGGCATCACCTCGTACGTTCAGGCTTCGGAGAACACCGCTCCGACCGAGTCGTCGCCCGACGACACGCTCCTCACCGTGAACGTGAACACCGTCGCGTCGATGTTCGACATCTCGAAGCAGGCGGTCCTCCGCGGCACCGGCGTCGAGACGCAGTTGCTCGGCGACGCGATCCGCTCCTACCAGACCAAGTTGGACGGCCTCGCCGTTAACGGTTCGGGTTCGAGCGGCGAACACCGCGGCATCCTCAACACCTCGGGCATCGGTTCGGTCACCTACACCGACGCATCGCCGACATGGGCCGAGTTCTTCCCGAAGTTGGTGGAAAGCATCTCGGACATCTCTTCCGATTTCTTCGGACACGCGACCCACATCGTCGCGCACCCGACGCTCATCGGATGCTGGCTCCGCGCCCTCGACACGACGAACCGGCCGATCTTCAACTCGACCGCCGGCAACCCGTTTAACGCGCCCGGAACCTTCGACCGTCCCGGCTACGACCTCGGCGGCCTGCAGATCCTCGGCATCCCGGTCGTCGCAGACGCGAACGTCCCGACGAACCTCGGCTCCGGCACGAACGAAACCGCGGTTATCGTCGGCGATTTCCGCGAGTCGTACATCTGGGAAGATCAGGGCGGAAACCCGCTTTACGTCCGGTTCGAGCAGCCCGACGGCAACATCGCCATTCGGACCGTCGTGTTCGGTTTCTCGGCGTACACCGCTGGCAAGTACCCGACGGCGTTCTCGGCGATCACCGGAACCGGCCTCATCACGGCTAACTGGGCCTAGCAACTGTCCCCGGGTCGCACAGGCCCGGGGATGCTCCCATCATGAAAGAACTACTCGTCGCAGCACTACGACGCGAACTCGACGGCTACATTCGCCGCGGCCGCCTCGATCGCGCTCGGCAGGTCGTCGACCAAATGGTTCTCCTCGGGAGCGACGTATCCGAGTACCTTTCGGCGCTCGACTCGTCGACTGTGCCTCCCGAGGAGGCCGCCAACCCTGAACCGAAGCCGGCGAAGAAAGCCGCGGCACGAAAGGCGCGTAAGTAGTGGCGATTACGAACGGTTACGTCACGCTCGCGCAGGTGAAGGGTTATCTCGGTATCCCGGTCGCGGACACGGTCGACGACGCACTCCTCGAACAGATCGTCGAGTCGGCTTCGCGGTCCATTGACCGGATCGCGGGACGCTACTTCTACCAAGATTCGACCGCGACCGCCCGCTACTACCGCGCCGTCTCCCCGGTTTCGCTCCTCGTCGACGACATCTCCACCACTTCGAGCCTTACGGTCGCCGTTGACACATCCGGTGGCAACACCTACCCGACACCGATGGTCTACGACACCGACTTCATCGTCGAACCGTTTAACGCGGCCGCTACCGGGCGGCCCTACACGCTCCTCACGGCGATCGGCCCGCAATACTTCCCCTATCCGTGGAACTACCGTCCCGGCGTCAAAGTGACCGCCCGGTGGGGGTGGCCGTCCGTCCCCGACGACATCGTCGAAGCCGCGTTAATCCTCTCCGCCGATCTTTACAAACGTAAAGATTCAGTCGGTGGCGTTCTCGGCCTCTCCGAAATGGGCGCTATCCGCATGAGTCCCCTCGGGCGCGACATTTCGGCGATGGTCCGCGCCTACCGCCGCGAGGTCGTCGGGTGACGATCACGATCTCGGCGCTCCGCGCCGGCGCACAAACCCAACTCGACACCGTTTCGACGTTTCGCACGATCTACGACTACGTCCCGGACACCGCACCGCCCACCCCGTCGGCGATCGTCGGGAACGTCTCCCTCGAATGGGACGAAGCGATGCAACGCGGCCTCGACCGCGCCACGTTCTCGGTCTACGTCGTCGTTTCACGCATGGCGGAACGCTCCGGCCAAGAAACCCTCGACTCTCTCCTAGCCGGGTCGGGAGCCGGGTCCGTGAAGACGGCGCTCGAAGCCGGCGGAAACCTTAACGGCTCTTGCTCGACCGTGAGAGTCACGACCGCGACCCCGATCTCTATTACGATGGGCGGCGTGGACTTTTTCGCCTACGAATACGAGGTAGAAGCCTATGGCTAGTTACAAGATCGTTTCGGACCGTATCGCAGGCAAGAAGGCCGGCGACACGATCACCGACGAAGAACTCGACGGTTGCGACATTGTTGCACTCGTGGAGGCCGGCCACATTACCGGCGAAACCCAACCCAAAACCCAAAAGGCCGAAAAGGAGTAACCCGTGGCCGTTTTCGTACTCACCGACGCCGCAGTAACCGTTAACTCGGTGGACCTGTCGGATTACGTCACATCCGTAACCCTGAACTACGAGAAGGATTCGGTCGAAGTGACCGCGATGGGAGCCACCGGACACAAGTTCACCGGCGGCCTTCAGAACATCTCGCTCGACGTGACCTTTAATCAGGACTTCGCCGCTTCGCAGGTCGCCGCGACGCTCGACGCGCTCGTCGGGGCAACGACGACCGTTGTCGTAAAGCCGACCTCGGCTGCGGTTGGCGCAACGAACCCGTCCTACACGATCACCGACGCATTCCTCGCCGCGACACAGCCCGTCTCCGGGTCGGTCGGCGACCTCGCGACCATGTCGGTTTCGTTCACCGGCGGATCGCTCGCTAAAGCCGTCGCCTAGCCCATGCTTCTCGTAACCGTCCGGCACAGGGACGGCCGCGAGGGAACATTCCCCGTCTGGCCGTCGGTCGAGTATGCCTATGAAACCGACAAGGAAACCGGCACGTTCGATTCGTTGTGGGATGACAAAGTCCCCGCGCCGAAACACCACCACTATCGGCTCGCGTACTACGCGGCCCTCAAAGCGGGCGCGGTCGGCCTCGGCGAAGTGTTCGACAAGTGGCTCGACAACATTTCGAGCATCCAATACGGCAAAGGGGACGACTCGGGAAACCCTACGCCGGAGGAGCAGCCGCCGAACTCTACGCCCTCCTAGCAATTAGGACCGGCATCGCACCGACGGCGCTCCTCGAAACCCCCGACCCGATACTCGCCGCCATGATCCGACACCTCATCCCGAAACCTAAAAACGACTGGGAAGCCCTCGCCGACTTGGAGGTTCCGAATGGCTAGCGGCGTTTACGGCTACCGCGTCGAAAAGGGTGCCGGCGGCAAGATCCAAATAGAAGGTCTCAAAGAGACGCAGGCCGCTCTCCGCGCCGTATCCGACGATCTAAAAAGCGAAATGAAACCGACGCACCTCAAAGCGGCCGAGGTGATCGTCGAAGGCGCGAAACGGTACGTCCCGGTTCGTAGCGGCAGGCTCGCCGCGTCTATTCGGGCGGCGGCGACGCAGACCGGCGGCCGTGTCCGAGTTGGGTCGTCGGCCGTCCCTTATGCGGGTCCGGTGCATTTCGGGTGGCCGGCTCGCCGTATAAAGCCGCAGCCGTTCATTTACGACGCGATGGACCAACGGCGCGACGAGGTTCTCAAAGTGTACGCGGACCGCATCTCAAAGATAATCGTCCGTTACGACTTGGATGGTCGAACCGTGACCGTCGACGGACTCTAAACTTGTCTCATGGCCCGCGCTAAGTCGATCTCGATCCCGGTTACAGGGAACACAGCGCCGCTACGGAAAGCCCTTAAAGACGCCCAAAAAGACCTAACGGCGTTCGGTAAAGCACAGCAACAATGGGCGACGGCGTCGAGCCTCGCCTATGGCGTCGTCGGTACTGCGGCTTTTCAGTTCGGCATGGACGCGGTCAAGGCCGCGATCGAAGACCAGAAAGCCCAAGCCCTCCTCGCGGACCAACTCGAAAAGACTCTCGGAGCGAACACGGCGCTCATCGCGTCGACCGAGTCCTACATCGAAACGCTTATGTTGGCGACGAACGTCGGCGACGACAAACTTCGCCCGGCGCTCGCGTCCCTTGTTCGTGTCACCGGCGACCTCACGAAATCCCAAAACCTTCTCGGGATCGCCGTCGACCTCTCAACCGCAACCGGGAAAGACCTCGAAGCGGTCACCACAGCACTCGGGAAAGCGGCGATGGGTCAGACGACGGCGCTCTCCCGGCTCGGCGTCGGCCTCTCGCAGGCGACTCTCGCCGGCGGCGACTTCAACGCGATCCTCCGAGAGATAACCGCGAAGACGGGCGGCGCAGCGGCGGCGGCCCTCGACACGACCGCCGGGAAGGTGCAAAACCTCGGGGTCCGTTTCGAAGAATTGAAGGAGCAACTCGGCACCGAACTTTTGCCCGTCGTCGAGAACGTCGCCGACAGACTTCTCGGCGTCGCCGACGCGGTACAGGAAGGCGACTACATAAAAGCCGGCACGCCT